GTCGGAATGTAATCCCAGCAAGGGGTTACACGCCGCCTTGTCCTATAGTACTTTAGGTCATGCCTGACCATGATACTATAGTCAACCAATTCGCCAAACAGAAAGCTTGCATACAATCCAGCAGGGTTGTATGGGCATCTGCGACCAGTCGGGAGACGGATCTCCCCCTCACCAATCCTAATACAAGAAGGTCTCCTCTCCCAAGTCTTGTAGACAAAAGAGAGGTTCCTGTTGTACTTTGGACGGATGAAGGATAAGGGGACACGTAGACCAGAGTCATTAGGAGAATCTAAAGGGACATAGGTAAGAAACTTATGTCTTAGACAACTCCTAAGTAACTTAATGGTATTCCATAAAGGGATACCGGTATACGCAGTCCACTCATTTAACTGGTTAATGGCGACCAAGTAGTCAAATGGTAAGTCCAGCTTCTTAACGAAAACTGGACGTACTGGTTGGCCTAAAAACCAATCAGCTCCACAAGACTCTCGGAACGGTCCTTCAGAGAAGGACTTTGCGGGGTTCGGGGTGAAACCTAGAAGGTTAAGGAGACGTATGACTGTGGGATAGCAATAGCTATCACAAATCAGATCATCTCCAAAACACGACCAGATACCACTGGAACCAACCGTCCCATTATGGAATTTTGAGACGGCACGCAAAAGCGCTGAAAAGATGATAGTCTGCAACGGGAATGTAAAACCATTACCCATAGTAGATATCATCTGCAAAGGAACGTACCCGATACCTTCCACATCTGTGTAAGGAGACCTTAATTCACAAAGTAGTTCAAAGAACCACTTAGGAAAAAGGGCCTTAACAAGATTGTAGGAGATTGAATCGGATGCTGAGGAAAGATCGATAGTACATAAAGTACCATCGAGACTACCTCTCCTTGCTAGTGCCTGATTTACAAACGGCTGGGAATCTAGCCTCACATTAAAGTGAGATGCTAGCCTATCCGTAAGTATATCACCGAGACCAAGCTGATAAAACATATTCAGCGAAGGCTCGATGCATATCATGCGACTAGTAGCGCTCGTTTTTGGGACAAAGCGAATCCGACTGCCGGCCACTACACGAACCTCTCCACACATTTGACGGCGGACAGCTTCCGCCTCATCAAAAGTGGGGATCCATTCAGTGTAGCGTCTATACTCCTCGTATAGATACCTAGATGTAGTGGAAAGCCGAGATGCCATGTACTTCGTATAATACGAAGTAGCTATAGCACCAACGGCAACCCCAGGACCGGGTCTACTTCGACGTAAAATATCGAAGTAGGACCCGACGAGAGGACGACCACCAGGGTGACAAAAGTCATCAATCTCCTTAACAATCATGTTAAAGAGAATTGAGTCAAGAAGACCCAATTCTGGTAGTTTCCACGCTCCACACTTGTTGTTAGCAAGCATGAAACTCTTAAAAGCAGCAAGATCTTGCTCAGAGGATTCTTTTGGAATCCACTTGCGTACAATGTTGTACGCAAGTGAGCTAGATGCAAACTGTTTGTAAGAGAGGCCAATATAGTCAAGGGGATTACCCCTGACCATAAAAGGCGCAACATCTTTGCAGACGGCATCGTAAAGAGCGATAGGGCTAAGGCCCATATGGCACCTCCCGAAATGTCCAACGTGAGGAAGTAGAAGATTACTCGACTACTGAACCCCACACATTACTGCAATTGCTGAAACGATAGACTGACCTACTTTTCCAAGTAGACCAGCCTTCGAGACAGCGATCGCAGTAACAAGGATGGCACGATCGTGCTCTTTAAACCATTGGAGTATACTAGCTTTCATAAGCATAGTACTAGAAGCTTATTAGGCTCCTAGATAACCCCACTGACTAAAGAGTCACCGATTGAGGCACTTATTTGATTAAGTGCACCAATCAGCAACGAAAGGCCAGCACGCACATTGCTAGGGTCCGCAGAGTCTGCACCAGCTGGGACGTCGAACTGAACCGTAATATTCATTACGGCAGCCGGCTGCCCAGCCAAAGGCGTAGTGCCCTTGCGAACGATAACCTTGTACGTATTCCTTGGGACATTGCGGAGCATCCCTGTCACCGGATCCACCGTCGGTAACTGCCGTAGAACAGCAGGCCGCTGGAGGGTGATAGTGAAGGGACGGGAAGGAGTCGATGACGAATCGACACCTGCCTGGGTTCCGCCAATGGCGGAAACAGCGTACTGCTTCCCACTATTAGTAGGAGCAGTATCTGTCGCCAGGGTATACGTCGGAGACGTAAACCCTGTCTGAGCCCCGCCCGTAACGGGTGAGGAAAGAGAAAAGGACATAAACGTCCTCCGGTTTGACTACATTAAAAGAAAGGCACTAAACGAGAGATACGCTGCGATAGGACAGCTCCTATATCGGCAAAGGCATACTTAGACGTAGGAATCCGAAAGGAGACCTGCGGAATAAGATCCGAGCCGGATAGAAAGCTCCTAGAGATGCGCTTCTCGTTATAATGTCCGTTACCGCCCTGGCAGTCAACTGATTGAGTAATCCCGGCAAAGGAACCAGGAGGATACGCATAAGGAGCAGGAGTTAGCAAACGCCAACTCCGATAATACTCCTCGTGTATAGTCTTGGCTCCCCAAGTCAGGTTACTAAAACAGAAAGACAAGCCACGATATATATCGCCAACATTGACGAACATATCGACAAGCCACGAAAAGGGAAGGAGATCCCAAGCAGTTGGAACCCAATTTTCAGGGTACAACTGCCAAGCCTGAAGGAACGGAATCCTTCCGGAAGGATCAACGCCTGTTCGTATCCCACCTTTCATCCTAACTCTGTACGTACCGTAACTTTGGTACGGCCAGTTAAGGACCATGGCAAAACCGATACCAGAAGGGGGAACCCAGGATAGGGTCCCCCCACTGAAATTAAACTTCTCAGATGCCGAGGCAGAAACTGACTGAACTGGAAAACGATGTCTTCCAGCATCAGCAACAGCAGCTGCGACGTCATCAACGAGAGGTCTAATACCGAAATGCCATTCGAGGTAGGAATCTGATAGCACCTTACGAAGTGCAGGAATAGAACGAGCATATTTCTTCTTTGCTTTCGTTAGCAAGGAAAGATAATGCAAGGTCTTATCCTGCAGGGTGCTCATCGGACGCTTGATGGAATGCAAAGTTTCCTTATACTCACCAAGATCCTGGCCGGCCTCGAAAGAGGAACGGGCAGAGTCGCAGGAGGATAAGAATTTACTTATGCAACGGTTAGTTACTCTGGTTACAACTGAAGAAGGAACAACCGAGGGCCAAGGAACAGCGGGCGAAGGCCCGATGCGCCCGTCCAAGGTTTCCATACGCTGCCAGTAAACTGGCGACGCTGTTTCAGGGTTGACAAGTCCATTGGTAAAGCGAGTGATAGAGACCCAGTCAGTATCAAAGTCATCAATGACAGCACTATAACTAGTGGTGGCATTTAGGCCTTGCCTGACATAAGCCTTCCATTGGGGAAAAAGAACCCCAGTGGCAGTGATCCCCCCTGAGCCATAAGGCTGAGAAAGAGATTCACTGAAATCACCGTCAGCATCCCGATTGTGGATCTCGTGATGAAACGAGCCCACAAAGGAATCATGACGAACTTTACTATAGATCTCAACCATAAAGAAACACTCCAGAGTAATGCTAAGTAGTCAGAGCAACTGGGTACGACCCAGTTGGTGGCTTATAGCAAGAGAGGGGAGTTCTCAAGAGTGAAGAGGGTTACATCACTGAACGTTTGTTCATACGACTTCTGAGTTTCCTCAGAGAAGGATGACCAAGCGAGCTCAGTGACGCCGACGGATGTGAGAAAACTGTGAAACTTCACAAGAATCACGCATCCACCGAAGAGCATATAATCGTCCCCCTGGAACAAACCAGGAAGGGCGGCGATAAGCTTCTTAACCTCCTCAGGACTAGGGGGATCCTGCTCAAGCTTTTCACGGTCAATGATCGATGAAAGGCCCGATGCAGGCCCTAGAAACTGAGATATCTTCACAATGAGTCTCCTAAGCCTAACGGAGTAAAATCCCAAGGCATGGGTTAAATACCCTGGGAGGCCCCGAAAGG